CCAGCGATCTCTTGTATTACATATACTTTACTTCTTTCTGACATTGACAACACTATAAACTTTGTGATATAAAAGTCAATAGAAAGATGAAATATAAGTTTAAAACTAAACCTTACGCACATCAACTAAAGGCATTAGAAATGTCTTGTGATAAAGAAGTGTTTGCGTACTTTATGGAAATGGGGACAGGAAAATCAAAGGTTCTTATTGATAACGTGTCTATGCTTTATGACAAAGGCAAGATTAATGGTGTTGTAATTGTGGCACCAAAAGGTGTTTATAAAACCTGGTATGAAACAGAAATACCTAATCATATGGCTGATCACGTAGAATATGTGTCTGTATTGTGGCAATCTAATATTAATAAAAAACAAGAAAAAGAGTTATCAAAATTATTTAAAACAGGACATCAACTACACGTCTTAATTGTAAACGTAGAAGCATTATCTACTAAAAAAGGTGTAGACTTCGTAACTAAATTTATAACTTGTCACGAAACGCTGATGGCTATTGATGAGTCTACTACTATAAAAAACCCAGACGCAAAAAGAACTAAAAGCATATGTAGGTTAGGTAGACTTACAAAATATAGAAGAATATTGACAGGCTCTCCTGTAACTAAATCACCATTAGATTTATACAAACAGTGTGAGTTTCTTGACCCCTGGTTATTGGGACATCAATCTTACTACAGTTTTAGAACACGATATGCAGTGATGAAGACTGCAAACTTTGGTGGTAGATCTGTGCAGATTGTTGTTGGCTACAAAAATATACCAGAGTTATCTGATAAACTTACAGGGTTTTCTTATCGTGTTCTAAAAGATGATTGTTTAGATTTACCAGCGAAGACTTATACTAAACGTGTAATCCAACTTACAGACGATCAAGAGAAACTGTATTCACAAATGAAGAAAAGTGCACTAGCTGTGATGAATAGTAAACTTAGTACAACGGCTACGGCTATGACTCAACTTATGAGATTACAACAGATTACTTGTGGCCATTTCAAAGCTGATGATGGTTCTATCCAAGAAATAAAAAATAATCGTATTGTAGAACTTATGGACACACTAGAAGAGATACAAGGTAAAGTTGTAATATGGGCACATTGGAGGAACGACATAGCAACAATAGTTAAACATATTAAAGAAGAATATGGGGATAATTCTTTTGTTACCTATTTTGGTGACACGTCGACAGAAGACAGACAGAAAGCTATTAAAAAAATACAAGACCCAAAAAGTTCAGTTAGATTTATTATTGGCACACCACAGACAGGTGGATATGGTATTACACTTACAGGTGCATCCACTATGATTTATTATTCTAATGGTTACGACCTGGAAAAAAGAATGCAATCAGAGGCTAGAATAGATCGTATTGGCCAAGTAATGCCAATGACTTACATAGATATTATGTGTGAAAAAACTGTTGATGAAAAGATAGTTAAAGCTTTACGTAAAAAAGTTAACATAGCTACACAGGTTATGGGAGAAGAATTGAAGGCTTGGATATGATTGTATTTAATAGAAATGATGGTGCAGACATACAAGAACAACTTACATATTTAAATAGTCTACCGCAATATAAATTGTTTAGACTAAGAGCTGTAAGAGAACAAATGAAGACTTACGATTTTTGGAATGAGAAATGTATTATTGAATTTAAAAAACGTACTTGTAACCACGATACTTTTCCTGATTTTATATTACAAAAAGATAAATACGATATGAATATGGAGCTTGCTAAAAAACACAAAATATCATTCTATTATCAAAATAAATTTGCAAATGGTAAAATATGGGAATGGGACATTACAGATATGGTTGAGAGAAATGATTTACCTAAATTAATAAATAAAGAAATGAATCGATATACCTACGTTGATAATCCTAATAAGATAGTAAAACAAGTTTATATGTTAAGATTAGATCAGGGTTATGAAATTTAATTTATAAACAGATTAAACAGACCTACAAGCGTTAATATCGTTGTAAATGCACCGCCAATAATCCAATAGATAACTGTATCTGTTTTCTTTTCTAACTTTCCTACATCTTGGTGTAAATGATCTATCTGTCTTTTAAAACCTTGTACATAACCATACAAAGATACTAAGTGTTCGCCAGTTGTTTTTGGTGGTTTACCGTTTGGCATTTTTACCCACCCAGTAACATATTGGCTCTAATATTTTTCTATATATTCTACCTAACATATGTGTTTTACCTCTAGACTCTTGTCTAATATCTATTGTTCTATGAACAGCTATGTGTTCTAAAATTTTTCTAATAATTTTATTTGTTTCTGCTACTTTTACAAGTGGTAAAAATAGTATGTGATAACCTTTTTGATATTCAGGTGCTAAATCTTTTGATTGTCTTAACCATATTTTATTTCTAAAAGAACCAAATCCGTAAGTTTTATTCATCATTGTGCAAACAATTTTTCCTCCTCCTGAAGAACCACCACTACCCTCAGCTGTATCAAATGGATTCTCTTGTATATTTTGTTCTTGAGCTGCAAAACCTGCATCAGAACCTATCTCTCCTTGGTCTTCACTACCACCAAAAGTGTCACTATCATCGCTACCACCATCATCTTGAAAAGGATCATCAAACATAGGCTCAGGTGATGGAGTAAAATCAGATATTGATTCTGTAGCTAATCCTGCTTCTACGTCTGCCTGATTAACACCTAAATCATCTCCAGCCCCTAATTGTTCTCCTACAGTATCTATCTCACCAATATCATCAAATGTTTGACCCTCACCTAAAGTTAAAGCTGTGCTTATTGGATCTACAGTTGTTACAGTTGGAGGAGTGTCTTGTATATTTCCAAACTCATTTTCTTGCGCGTCCACAAATGGATCTCCTGCTGCAAATAATCCTGTGTCTGGATCTATTGCCATTGTTGATGAAACAGACTCATCTGGTGTAAGAAGATTTATAGCGGCTTTTCCTATTTGAACTGTAGGTGATAAATTTATAATGTCTTTTAATGTTGTTGTTGGTTCAGGCACTGGAGCTAAACTATAAGCATTTGCATATTGTTGATCAACTAAATTTTTTTCCTCTTGATCTAAAAGTCCATAATCACTAGGTGAAGTATTATAAGTTCTTCCGTAAAATTCTTGTGGTGTCTCTATAACTCCTCGATCAATTAAGTCTGTCGATGTTCCTGATAAATCTAAAGCTGGTACTGTTACAGTTATCGGTGTATCAAATTCATCTATAGGATTTACGTTAGGTATTGTTACAGTTGTTTCTTTTGCAAGATCTCCTAAATTTCCTATTGTCCCTGGCATATCTGTTGCACCCGCATCTTGGAAAGTTGTATCGGGCGGACTTATTATATCCTGTATGTCGCTTGTTCCCTGTACCTGTCCTTGGCTTCCTACATTTACTAATGTGTCGACAGCTCCAGGTATTTGTGCTGGATCTGTTGTTGCTGGTGTATCCAACATAGGCAAACCACCACTATACAATTCGTATAAATCTGAAAGGTAATCATAAGATGTTGGATCAAATTGCACACCTTGAAAATCTGGTGCTTGTGCTAATAATTGTGGGCTTGTATCCGTAGCTGTTCGTAAACCAGTTACATCAACTTGTGGGTCTACTTGTGTTGGATCTATAATTAATGATCGTAGCCCTGTGTTTTCTGCCATTATGCTAACCCTCTTTGTCTAAGTCTTATTTGTTGTTCTTGTGGTGATAATAAAGCTTGTTCAGTTGGTGTCAATCCTGTTTGTGCAACAGGTATATTATTTGTTGCTAGTGCCTGGCTGCTAACTTGTGGTGTCACTGGTAAAGCTGATTGTCCTTGTGGATTTGTATCTGGTAAAAAGTCCTCTACGTTTAAATAGAAATCATCGTATAAAGTTAATTGATCCATAGCAGATTGTATGGCTCTTAGTGTAGGTTCTGCTTCTAAATAAACGTTTGGTATTCCAGCTCTTCTAGCGTTTTCATCAAACACATCCTCTAGTCTTTGAGATGGAAAGAATGGATCAAAGATACCAGAAGATAATTCATCATACTCAGATTTTAATCCACGTTTATCAAATATTTCATACATTTTATCTGGTGCCATTCCAATCGTATCTGCATTGTTCATCGTGTTTAACATTTTTTTTCTAGCATTAAATATTTGTTTGTTAGCTATAAAATATCTTCTAATAACATCAGATGCAGTTCTCATTTCTGTAACATCAATTTCACCTGTAAATAATCTTCTAGAGTCAGATACAGCTTTTTGATATTCAAATAATTTAAATGCCATAGATTTTTCTGGATTTACTTTGATACCTCTAAAACCGAATATACCTGCAAGTTCGTATGGTATTTCATATAGTTCTGATCCTCTACCTGGTTCCCCAGTAATCGCTTTTTTAGTACGTTGAAATGGTTGTGTTGTAGGTAATAGTGTTTTCCCAAGATGTTGCATAATGATGGCTATCTTTTCAGGTCCTGGTGTTTGTTCCGTGTATAATTGTTTGCCCTCTCTTGTTCTACCTTCTCTACCCCAGATATCCATAAACGCCTCTGTATAAATAGACTCTGATATAAAAGGTGATGCAGTTTCACCAGCAGCCTCTGCTATACCTTGTACAAAACCTTTAATTAAAACTTCATCGTCCATTACACCCTCTTGTATGTTTCTTAATACAGATTGAAATGGTCTTGTTAAGGTATCGTAGACATTATTTTTTGACCAATCGATATAAAATAAATCATCTGTTTCTGGATCTCTAAAATATATTTTTTGTGAACTTTTTGCCCAAGGTGCAACAAAATCATTAGCTGCATCCGCCTCTTCGTTTGATACACCAAAAATTGCTTGTGACCCTTTTACTAATCCATATGGTAGTACACCAGCAGCAATTGTCATACCTGCAAGCCTTTTTACACCAAGTGCTCTAAACCCAGGTGTTTTTAAATCTTTTAATCCTTGTTCAAAAATACCATAACCTGTTCTAAATATTTCAGAAGGCCAAGACATAAAGTTACCAAAAGGTGAAACTCTAGCTGCTCTTACAAACTCACCTACTTTTGCGTAATTAGGAACAGTATCTTGTACAATTCTAGCCACTTCTCTTTTTAATGCGGGAGAGTCAACACCCATATTTTTAACACCAGCAGCTGCATATTTTTCTGCTCTTTGAATAAGTTGTGTCTCGTAGTTTATTATTTTCCAGATATCATCTTCTGCAACGTATAAATCTTGCATAAGTTTACCTGCTTTTTTAACACCTCGGCTTACCCTTTTACCTAAAGTATTTAACATTGGTCTTAACACACTGTCTGTTGCAATATTACCCTCTCCAAATCTTATATCTTTCATAAGATTTCTAAGATCTCCAAGCCGTACATTTGTATTTACAACACCTAATTCTAAATATTCTCTGTATTTTTCTTGAGATAGTGGCTTTCTAGGTCCACCCACTTGAACCATACCAAAAGCATTACTCATAGCTTTTGCAAATACTTTTGGATTAGTAAACACCACACCATTTGCTAAAGAAAATGCACTAGAACTTAGAAAGTTTCGTATATGCGTAGGCACAGATAAAATTGTTTTTGCATATTGTGCACCAGCTTTGGGTGTTAATAATAAGTTACGCCAAGTCCAAGAAAATGTTTTACCTAACAAACCACCAGAGTCTCCACGCATAAAATTTTGCACTTGAGACACATTTGTAAAACCTTCAGCTATATCTTTTGTTGTGTAAGTGTTAGATAATCTGTTTATTAAGACACCATCTTTAAAATACTCTTGCACATAGTCATCCATCTTCACAATATCTGCGTTTGGACCAAATGCCCTTTTAGCAGCTAATGGTGTACTATGAAAAAAACCTCTTTGTCCTACAGGTGTATTTGGTGTAGCTTTTGCTTTCATCGCATCATCAACATCTAGTATCTCATCAAATAATTGATTCTTTCTTGCAACAACAGATAATCTATTCATACCCTCAAAGATTGAGTGTCTAACATCTTCAATTTCACCAAATAATTCTCTAAAAGCTTTACTACCTTTACCAATTACTTTTATTTCTTTTTTACCACCAGGTAGTTTTTTCTCTATAGTTTGTGCAAATGTTTTTAATGCAAATGGATCTTTTGCAGATGCAGATAAATCTTGATAAGCAAAAGTTGGTAAAGTATCTTTACCAGGGTTCATCTTTCTAACACCTTTTATAATATCGTTTACCATACCCTCAGCTTCAAGATCTGTGATTGGGTTTTTATTTTTTCTTGCATATCTCATAAATATTCTTTTAACCCTATCAATAGCATCTTGTGTTGGTGTATATTTGGAAAAGAAACCTGATTCAGCATTTTCAAATATTTCAAATGTATTACCAATATAATTTTTAACACGATTACCCATAATCTTTCTTAAATCTCTTGTAACGCCTGCCGGTAAATCTGCTTTAGCACCAGGTCCTTGTGCTGTAATTTCCAAGAGAGCGTTAAACTCACCACGTGTTTTACCTAACGCTGTAAAAATATTATTAGTAACTTCATTACCTTTAACAGCTCCCAGTCGCTTGTTTACAGTTCTTTTAATTTTTTGTATGATATTACGATCAACAGGTTTAGTTAAATCACCTGTAAATAAAGCATCATCTAATGTTTTTAAAAAACTTTTTCTTTCTTCTGCAGTAGATGCATTAAATACTTTTCTAAATTCAGGAAAAACTTTATCGACTTCTTTATCTATTCTAGCTACTTGTTCTTCTGCAAAATTAGTATCTCTCATACCTCTACCTTTTTGCAACTGTTTAGCTTCTGCTACTTCTTGTGGCTTTGCTCCTCTAAATCTAAAAGCACTAGCAAGTTTATCTAACGCTTTTTCCATTTGAGAATTACTGTACGCTAACTCTTTACCTCTTTTAGCTAATGTCTTTGCACCAAGACCTACACCATAAACAAACGGTGTTAAAAATACAGACTCACTACCAAATCTTAATCTGTTTGCTAATTTTCTAGCTGCATCGTCTGATGGATCAGATCTAACGTCTCTATCTAATTCTGTTGGTCCACCTTGAAATAAATCACCAAATGTTCCTATGTTTTCTACATCAGCAACTAATGTTTCTCCTGCAGCTCCTCCTGCAACAATAGCTGCAAACCTTTGTGTGCCAGATAATTTATTTAAATCTTTTGTTTTTTTAAATCCTTTCTTAAAATTATCGGCTTTAAAGTTTACATACTTACCGGCTTTTTTAGCTCGTACCGCTTTACTAGCTAGTGTTGTTGCAAGTTTTGCACCTGCTCCACCAGGTATACCTATTTGCACTAATGCCTCTGTGAGTTTACCCACAGCTCTTGATTGTGCAGTTTCTTCAAATATATTTATTTTATCAAAAAACATTTCTACATCTGCAGCAAGATCTGTGCCTGCTCCAAGATCAATAAGTTCTGCACCAAGAGATACAACACCTTCACCCACTTTAATAATACCTGATCCAATACCTGCAGCAAACGCAGTTGCACCGCTAACCTCATTATTATCTTCAGCCTCAGGCACAACATCTTCTGTATCTATGCCATAGCTTCTATTAATATCTTCTAAATTTTTTTGTTGATTTTGTTTTCTGTTAAGCTCTTCTGAGTCTATTAGAGCGCCTGTTTGAGGATCTACGACTAAAGGCATTATTAACTCTCTGTTCCATCAACCTTGCTCAATGGTTTTAAATTAATTGGATCTAATGGTGTTATTGTACCATCTGTTTCTTTTCTATATGCTTTACCATCTAACGGATTAAATGTAATACCACCCGATGGAAGACTTCTGAAATCAGGTGTATATCTCTTACTTTTATTATCGTAATTAAAATTTAATTGAAATAAAGGTTTGTTTCTGTGTCTCACTTCAAAGTTTGCTATATCAGTCGCGTTATCTCTTATTGGTGGTATTCTTGATTCACTATATGATTTTAGTTTTGCTGCAAACTGAGCTTCTGGTGTTTGTGCAGCATAAAAATCTTTTGCACCTTTTCTATTAAGCTGTCTTTGTAAGCCTGCTGTAACTGCAGCACCTTTTCGTGATGCTAATAATTTTCTTCTAGCATCATCTGCTTTTGTAAATGCACCGTATCCTACACCCAATGCCTCTGTTGGAGTTGCTCCTTGAGTTAATGCAAATCCTACTGGGCCAAAAGGTAATCTAGTTTTTGGTAATGGTGCAAATTGATTTAATGCATCTAATATAGCTTTTGTATCAGATCGTAACATCGCTGGATCTATGGGTCTGTTAGTACCACTAACCATTGGTTGATCAGCGTGTTTAGTTCGAGTCACAAGCCCGGTCATTATACCCTCACCTGTGGATCCACCTTTTCTAAACATTGGTCTTTTTAATATTCTACTCATTATCCTTTTGGCCCAAATATCCTTCCATAAATATCAGCACCCATTAAACCGAGACCTAAAGCGTTAGCTAATGGACTAGCTTGTGGTGCTGCTGCTGCATCTGATATATTAACAGCTCCTGCTCCAGGAACTAATTGTGAAATACCAGCGCCAAGCATTGATAATCTTCTTCTTGGATCATCGACAGCCATTTGTGCTGCTTGTCTTTGTGCATCCAACACGGCTTGTGTTTGTCCTTGTTGTTGTGCACCTAGTGTTCCAAGACCAGCTATTTGTGCTCTAGCTAAATCTTGTTGTCTTGCCCCTAAACCAGCTTGTAAATTTGCTAACCCTTGTTGATTTGCAAAGGCTTGTTGTCTAGCAGATTGTGCTTGTTCAAAACCTTGTTGTAATAATCCTGCTTGTAAAGCCGCTCGATTCCTGTCGCTTGCTGCATCGAACTCGGCTCTTTGTACACCTTCACGGCCACCACCAAATGCACCAGGTGTACCTAAAGTTCTTGCTGCTAATTCGTTTTGTCTCTGTTGAGCTTGTCTGTCAAACTCTGCAAGAGTAGTATCAATAACAGCTGTTTGATATGGAGACATAAATGCAGTCCTCTGTGCTGCTGTCATTGGTCCTGTTAGACCTGTTGCAGTGTCTGCTGCTGTTGTAGCTTTTTCTAAAAATGGTTGAAATCCACCTAAACCTTTTGTTGGATCTGTTGCTTGAGTTACGGCTGCTACTTGTAAAGCATCTTGCGCTGCAACTTGCGGGGCAAGGTCAGCCATACCAGCTTTTGTAATTTCGAATTGTTGTGCCTGTGCCTGTCGAGCTGCAAACTGTTCTGCAGTTTCACCAGGCATTTGTGTTGTTGCTGTGGTGATACTTGGTATACCAGCTTGTCTACCAAGATCAGCTAAAAACGTTCGTTGCGCTGCTTCAATAAACTCTGGTGGTAATGTTCTTGTTTCTGTTATTGCCATTATACTACTTTACTCTCTAATTTTTTCATTGTGTCGTACATACGTTGTGCACCTTTTTTAATACTACCATCACCAGCACCTCTTACAGCATCTGCCGTAAATACAAACTCATTTAGTGATAACATTGCTGGAACATCATCTGCCTTTTCTTTTACACCAATTGGCACAAAACCGCCAGTCTTTCTGTAATCTAATTCTTTAACGCCCTCAGAGTTTGTTCTAATGGGTATTTTTTTTGCGCTTCCACCCTTAGCCATAAGTTGATTATATCTCTCTATTCCAAGAGCTTTTATTGCATCTGCTTCATTAGTAAATTGTTGACCGTCTAAAGTAACTGGTTGTGCAAAACTACCTCTTATACCTGCATTACTAGAAGGTAGTATTGTTTTTCCTGGCATAATACCAGGTAATCTAGATTTTGCTACATCTAAAAGTTCTTGGTTTCTTCTACGTCTTGCTTCATTAATAGCAACATTTTCTCTAAGTGATCTTTCTCCAGTTATTGAAGGCAGTGTGTTTGCTACTCCTCCTGATGGTAGTGTACGACTATCACCATAATCAGTTCTCATACTAATACCATCCTCACCTGTAATTCCAGCCAATCTAAACACGTCTGACACACTTCTAATTGGAACTGGACCACCTATTCCAACTCTAGGTGCCGTGCCTGTTTCTCTAAATAATTGTGTTAAACTTTGATCATCTGCTACATTTCCCTTTTCATCCAGCATAACGTTAAATACTTTTTTATCACTAGGTATTGTTTGTATTCCTGTTGGTGTTGGTGTTGTAGCTGCTGCATCTATATCCTCTATTGTTGCTTGCATTGAACGATCTCTAACCTCTCTTGGATCATCTAAAAATTTTTGAAACTCAGCTTCTTTAGCTATTCTAATTGGATCATCAGCTCTACGCATAACTGTTCCTGAATCTAAAAGATCATCAAGTGAGCTATAAGAATCTTTTGATCCTATTGAAGTATAAACTCCATTTTCTACTATTTCAAAACCAATAGGTGATTCATAAATATATGAACCATTACCTAAATCATAAACAATTCTTCCACCTTTAGTATTAGGTAAACCGCCTAAACTTTCAACTGTAGGCAATCCACCTTCTTGTAACCCGACTCTACCACCTTTTTTCATATTGTATCTTGCAACAAAAGCATCTCTCTCTGCATCTGACATAGCAGAATATTCTGGATCAAATCTATAATAGTTATCCATAAACGTTCTCATCTGTTTACCAACGCTTTCTTTTCTAGCTGCCAGATACTCTTCCATAGTCTCACCTTCTTCTTGTGGTCTAAAGTCACCTTTAAAATAGCTATACAAAGCTGAAGCTCCAGATGTAATACCACCTACAACTAATTGATCCATTACAGATTTTGGTAATAATTTTGTTGCTCCTGGAATTTTTGCAATTGTTTTATCTGTTATTGCTCTTATAATACCTGTCTCTTTTTCAGGTACAACAGGTTTTGGTTTTGGTAATGTAGTAACGTCAGTCGTTGTTGTTTTGGGAAACATAGTACCAAGTGGTCCCTCTCTAAAACCTTCCATACTAAATTTTTGACCACCTAAAAAACCTTCACCAGTTTGAGCTCCACCTAATTTACCTACACCTTTACCAAAAGCGTAAGTTGCTGCTCCTTGTTTAAGAGCATCACTAATACTACCTCTTTGATCAAATCTACCTACACCTCTCATCAACGCTGCAGCTCCTGGGTTAAAAGGTGCAACAAAAGGTGCTGCCTTAACAGCTATATCTGCAAGCTCGTTGGGTATAAGTTTTCTAATTGTTTTCTTTATTAGACTACCTAATCCGTATTTTTGTCTAACTGTCTTAACAGTCATCCCACCTCTATTACGTAATTGTCTTGGCATTTGTGCTCTTGTTATCATATCTTTTAATTAATTAAATGTTAAAGGCAGGGATTTCACCTGAATTTATCAACTTACTAGTTTTTTGCTAGTAAATCAAGACTATGTTGTTACCTCTCTAGGCTTTGATTGTAGCGCAGAAAGGACCACGTGTAGTCTATTTGCCGTGGCTGCAGTCACTTTTAGTATCTCACTCTCTTCTAATACTAAAGGGGCTGATAGTAGTTCTGATGTTCCATTAGCGGATATGGATTTAGTTTTAAATAAACTGAATACGTTATCACTTGTATCTGTAATTGTCACTGTAATAGTATCACCACTACCTGAGTCGTCAGATACTAGTATGGACTTAACAATGGCTGTTGTAGCTGTAGGCACAGTGTATAGTGTTGTAGCTGATGTAGTTGTTAAATCTACTTTTTTATTTACAAATGAATTAGCCAAAGAAAAAAGCCTCCGCCTCTGACTCGTCTTTTAAATCTTGTTGATACGTTGTGTTTAATTTTTGCACAATACTATCAACATCTCTAACAAACGATTGTTGTATTTGTTGATCATATCGCTCCGTAGGTTGTGTTAACGCTTGAACTATTCTAGCCACGTTTCTTAACTCCTTTTATTTTTTTCTTATTTAGTGATGCATAAAAAACTTGCTCACCTCTTTTTTTACCATATTGTTTCTTCATAGACTTCATTATCTTTTTACCTTTTTTATTTAATGGCATTATCTTCTCCCGTCTGGTTGGTAGTCTATTCTAAAAGTTCCTAGTTTCCAGAATTGACTTGTGCTTGTGTTTTCTATTTTTAAAGATATTTCTCTAGCTCTTGCACGTGTATCTATTTTTTGTGTACCACTAGATATTGTAAATGGTCCTAACGTAGAACTAGCTGCTGTGTCATTTGGAAAGTCTCTTAAATTTAATGTAACTCTTGCATCACCTGTTTGTGCTAAGAAGTCTGGTATGACTCTTCTTATTTTCATCATAAACTCACCGTCATTTCCTGGGCCACTTATACCCCTTGGACCAATATCAAAACTACCAGATTCTATGTTTGCAGCTATAGCTGATGTTTGACCACCTTTAACTTGATTTAATCCAGTTTCGTGTTCATAGTATGTAGATGCACCATCAGTGTTACCGTGCACATAATTAACATCTGTATCTGCTGTTTCAGCACTAGAATCATACTCTGTTGCGTGTGGTTTACCAAATATTGCAGAGTCCTCCCACGCTGTTCTTGCTAGCGTGCCTGTTGTCCATACAGGTCTTTCTGGACTTGAATCTAAATAGTTATAAGCAACCATTCTATTAACAACACCTGAACCTGAGTTTGGATAGAACCATATTACCTCACCAAACAAGTTATTTAATCCTGCATTGATGTGTTGCTTAGGTGTTGTGTTAATATCATCAAAGACGTGGTCTTCAACTAAACACGGTAGTGATTCTAGTTTACCTGTATATCTAAAGAAACCATTTTCTGACATCCAATACGCCGTACCATCTACTTCGACGGCTGCGTTCTGACCAATTAATCCACAGTTAGTACCTACTTGTTGAAATGAAAATGTAAATGGTGGACCAACAAAACGCATAATAAATAGTGCTGTGTCTGTCCAAATGTAAATGGCATCACGACCTCTAATAGCTCCTACAAGTTTAGAACCATCTGCTAATCTTTGTGTACCCGCTGTGTTAGTAGCTGTAGGTGTGTAAGTATTAATATCCTCTTGAGAAGAGAATCTAATAAACATAGGGTCTTGTGTAGACTTAGTGCCTATTGTTGTTTCTGTTCCAAAAAATATTAAGTGTCTATCTGGTGTAGATACTAAACTAAACGCAGATGCTGTTGGTGCACCTGTTATAATAGTGGCCCTAGTGTTGTTAGCTCCAATAGGGTTAGAATTCCACTCAAAACTTTCACCACCATTTATAGTTGCGATAAGTTTGTTACCTAAATTATCTAGTGACCATAAACCTGGTGCTGTTACAATATCTCCAGACGCTGCAGCGTTCCAAGCAAAAAAGTTTGATGCATCTGTTACCGTTGTACCAGAAGAGTGTGTAGCTGCTGTTGTTCCAGAGGCTCCTCTCGTTAAACCAGATAATGTTCCGCTGTTGTCATTAGAAGTATATGTAATTAATTCTGTCCCGATCAATACTGTACCTGAAGATGGAAAAGAAGAAGAACTTGCCATTGTTAAACTTGTTACTGATGCATTGATGTCTGATGATAATGTAGATGTAAATTGTCCTGATTCTTGTCCGCCCCAAGATCCCAAACTCCAACCTGTTGATGCAACCTCTACTGCTGGTCCTACTGGATAGTAATGTTGAACTCTAATACCGCCAGATGTTGAGGCACCAGATCCTGATTCGTTTTCTTCCATCTCTATTGTTAGTGTTGTATCTGTTGGTATGGATGTCACCATAAATTTTTTATCTGTAAAGTCTCCAGAACCAAAATTAGAACCAGTGATAGCTGTAAAAGTATCTAATAAAATAATATCAAACTTATTTATGTTGTGTGCAGATGCGAAGGTAAGTGTTACAGTTTTTGATCCGTTAGTCGTAGAGAAAGCATTTGATAAAGATGTTGTAGCTTTAATAGGATGTATATCATAAAATATACCTCCAGAGTATGCATACAAAATTCTATTTGTTCCTAGGATAGCATACTTAATACCTGATGTATTAACAAAGTGATGAATAGCTGTTGCTCGACCTGTTATAGCAACTGAACCAAGTTGTGACCAACCACCTATTTTTTCTGGTGTGCCATATCTAAATCTAACATTATCACCGTTAACCCATTGGCTTTCACCACCGGTAGCAGTAACCTGTTTATTAAATCCAGGCGCAAATTTAACTTTTTGCAGCATAGTGATTTCCTATGCCTTATGGTTTAGTCGGCCAAGTAGCGTCGTTACATTTAGCAACAGTGTCTTTTCCAGCTGGAAAATCTCTAAGCGACTGTCTGTAGTTTTTCATATCATCTGACATTGTTACATCAGACAATGCGTAATAGTCAGTCTCTGCTAAAAGTTGATTTCTTCTAGTTCTTAAAGCAGCTTGTGCTCTTGCTACGGCACCATCCGCCCACGCTTGCTCTTCAGCGTCTCTTGCTGCTTCTTCTGCAGCTGTAAGCTGAATACGCTCACCGTTAACCATCTTGAATCTAGGCATATTTGTTCTCCTTGTTTTTTGTTTATATACTATTTCATATAGTTGTAAAAGACTAATTTACCCCATACAAATCGATTGTTCCGGAATCTATATTTCCTGATGTACACTGAAAACTTATAGCGTTAACAGCGCTTGTTGTATTAGCATATCCGGAAACAAAACTTTGAGCAGAATAGTCAGGATCACCAGCAAAATTAGTATTTATAGTGGCAATAAAATTTGTTACAAAAGTTGTATTTGATGGGTCAAACAAATGTAAAAAACCACCTAAATTATGATCTGCGTCATTTCCTAAACTTCTTGCTAAATTTTGATAACCTGTACCTTGTGCAATGTCGTGTCCTGACTCATAACCTAAATTTGTACTAGAACCCCCTTCATCGTGTGACGCTTCAAAAAATGTTGTGGTTTTAGTTACATTATAATTACTACCACCATCAATACTTAAATTAAATGTAAGTCTTCCATTCGTTCCATCTTGTGCTGGGTGAATGTTATTAAACACAAATATATATTCTTTATAGGTATTATCTATTCCTGAAGTTATATTTAAACTTGATGATGAACTAGCTGTTGATCTTGATATAAAAACTAAATTACCAAGTCCCGTTGTTGTTCCAACTGCTGTTGCATCTTTTAATGCTCTATTATTTAAAGTTACTATACTCATTATGATTTACTCAATCCATACATTTTGATAACTCCAGAGTCAATATTACCTGAAGCAAATTTAAAATCTACACCATCAATAGCAGCAGTTACATTACAATATCCAGCAAAATACATATCAGCACTTAAATTATCTTGACTATAAGTATTACCCCTAACAATAAAATGCTTTACGAACGTAGTTGAAGATGGTGAAAATAAAAACATTTCTCCACTAAAACTTTCATCATTTCCATTTCCTACTGTTCCACATATTGATTGGTATGCTGTTGATTGTGCTAAGTCTAAACCTGTTAGATAAGTTAAATCTGTGCTTCCATCAGCTTCATCGTGATAAGCATAAAAAGAAGTTGTTGTTTTTGTTGCATCAAAAGCTGAACTTCCATCTCTAAAATTAACTTGTAAATGTTGGCTATCAGTAGCTGGGTGAATATTAATAAACTTAAATAAATAAGTATCATAAGTGCTATCAATGTTAGAAGTAAAAGACGATGATGATACTCCTGATGATATCGTATTCGTAGTAATTAAATTCATAGCACCACTTGCTATGCTATCTAAAGCAGTTACATTTAATATAGATCTATTGTTATATTTAACTAACGCCATATAATTTTATAACTCCTGCATCTATATTTCCTGAACTCATTTTAAATTGAACTGCGTTAACAGCTGATGTTGTATTAAAATAACCCGCTGCAAAATTTTGATAATTATAACCACTACCACTAGCATTATATGTTGATGCTCTATGCGTAAAATGTTTTACAAATGTTGTGTTACTAGGATCAAATAAGTGCAAAGTGCCGCTACCAGCTTCATCATCAGCATTTCCTGTTCCGTGTAATATATTTTGAAAATTTGTTGTTTGTGCCTGATCGTGACTAGCTTGATAATTCAATGAAGTTTCAGAATCATCTTCTGCGTGATAAACTAAAATATAACTTGATGTCAAAGTTGTATTATAATTTGAACCACCATCAGTCGATACTTGAAAAGTTAAGTGTGCTTCGTCTGTTGCTGGGTGAATATTATAAAATTTAAAAATATATTCTTTATAAGTAGAATCTATGCCACTTGTAAAAGATATTGTTGCACTAGAACTAGCTGTCTGTGTAGATATTAAATTTAAAGCACCACCACTAATAGCTGCAGGTATCGAAGTTATAGCTGATAAAGAATTATTGTTACAAAAATTTAAAGCCATTAGGTTACTCCGTACATTGTTATGGTCCCTGAATCTACATTTCCACTATCTGCTTTAAACTCAATGGCGTTTACTGCCGATGTTGTATTCCCATATCCACCAATATAAAAATTAATTGATTGATTATTTGATTTTGAGGCATTACCAACGTACATAAAATGTTTTACAAATGTTGTGCTACTAGGGTCAAATAAATATAAAACTCCTGATAACGATTGGTCATTATCATTACCAAGATTTTCCAAAAAATATTGTGTTCCTGTTGCCTGTGCTGATTGAATACCAGCTTCATATGCAACAGCCGCCTCTGAGTCATCTTCTGAATGAAGTGCCATAAATGGACTAGATGTTTTTGCTACATTATAATTTGAACCACCATCCACACTTAAATTAAATCCAAATTCTGCACCATCTGTGGCTGGGTGTATATTATTTAAAATAAACACATATTCTTTGTAAGTACTATCAATACCTGATGTAAAAGAAACAGAGGCACTTGAACTAGCGGTCGTGGCAGCTATTTTAACTAAGCTACCCCCAGCACTTGCTGTTTCTAAACCATTAGCACTTGAGTTAAATCTTATACCTTGACTAGCAGAAGGTGTTACATTTAAACTATTGAATTTTAATTTATTAAGAGCCATTATTTTGTTATCCCATACATTTTAATTACACCAGAATCAATATTTCCACTAGCCATTGCAAATTGCACTGCATTAACAGCTGATGTTGTATTTACATATCCTGCAACAAAACAATCAAATGCTGCTGGAGCAGATTGCACAGTAGATGATCTAAAAATAAAATGCTTAATAAAAGTAGTGTTTGATGGACTAAATAAAAAAAGTTCACCCGATGAAGCCTCATCAGTTCCATTTCCTAAATTTCCAGCAGTAAGAACTAATCCTGTGCCTTGCGCTATGTCATCACCAGATGAATAGCTAAAAGCATTAGCATCTGCTTCCGAATGATACGCCCTAAAATTAGTAGAAGTTTTAGTAGTATTATAATTAGAGCCACCATCTATACTAAAATTAAATCCTAAAAATACTTGTGATGCTGGATGTATATTTATTAATTTAAATAAATAAGTATCATAAGTACTACTTATACTTGAAGTAAAATTTGAAGAGGACACACTTGACGATATAGTATTAGTGGTAAGTAATGTTAAAGCACCAGCTGATACTGTAGTAAATCCATTAGCACTAGAATTAAAAGCTAACCCTGAACTTGCAGCTGTCGTTACATCAAAACTGTTAAAATTAAATTTAGTTAATGCCATTATAGTACTCCATACATTTTAATTACACCAGAATCTATATTTCCTGAACTCATTTTAAATTGTACTGCATCAATAGCTGATGTTGTATTACCATAACCAGCTACAAAACCATCAACAGAGTAGTCATTTGCAATCATACCATTTGTTCTAGCAAAAAACTGTTTTACGAATGTAGTATTACTAGGGTCAAATAGATGTAGCATACCTGAAACAGAACTATCATTATCACCTTGATATGAACCACCAATACTAAAACTTTGAAATCCTGTGCCTTGTGCTATATCATTAGCAGCGTAATATGCTAATTCTTGTGTGCTACCTCCCTCGTTGTTTGCAGATCTAAAAGTAGTTGTAGTTTTTGTTACATTATAGTTACTTCCACTATCAACAGAAAAATTAAAAGTAAAATCTGTATTGTTGGTTTGTGGGTGTATATTTATAAACTTAAAAATATACTCTTTATGAGTAGAATCTATTCCACTTGTAAAAGATAATGTTGAACTACTACTAGCGGTTTGTGTGGATAGTAACTTTAAATTACCCCCAACATCATCCGCAGCTAACCCATTGTTACTAGAGTTAAATGTTATAAACTTACTCGCTGTGGGAGTAACGTTGAAGCTATTAAAGTTTGCTTTAGATATTGCCACATTCTACTCCTATGCTATTCCATAAACTTTTATAAGTCCAGCATCAAAATTTCCTGAAGATGGAAAAAATTTATAGTTATTAAATGTTTTATCTTCACCACTTGCAAAATAACCTGCACCATTAAAAGTAACTGCGTGTTCATTATCTTGAGCAATTCCAAATGTATAATAATTTATATAAACATTTCTTGAACTTGATATTTTTCCAGGTTGTACAATCATTCTTAGAGACATTGGTCTAAGAGCATTCGTTGAGTGATCTTGTGGTGTTAGTACAAATCTACTATTACCTGTGGCGGTAGTAGTTTGGTCATTACCTGAACTTTCAAATCCGTGAACTGCATAAACGTAATTACTTGATGTTTTGTAAGTTGAACCATTATCATCACTAATATTCCAATATAACAATGCACCCGCATCACAATGAATATCTATAAAATCAACCATATATCTTTTATAAGTTGATGTGATAATACTACTATCAAAAGTAACTGCTGAGGTATTAGCTGATATTGTTGATGTAGATAATAATGTGTGTGTTGGACTAGATTTAATATAAGAGTAGTCTATTCTTTTTAAAGTGCCACCATCAGATAATAATAACTCGTCTGTGTCAGCAGGAGCTTCTGCTAAAGCTGTATGACCTGTAATAACATTTGCGTTAAGGTGTTCGTTTTCAACTGCGTTGTCTGCTATCTTTGCTTCTGTTACCACATCAGCACTTAAATCACTTGATGTAATAACTTTTGGTGCTGGTGTTTGTCCAATGTAAGGCACTTAAAACTCCTATGTTATTTCTAAAATACTTAATGTTGCGTCTATCTTTGCAGAAACAGAACAATCAATTTTCAAAACGTCTGTTGCTTGTAATACTACTTTTCCACCTGATAAAACTTCTAATGAAGTTCCAGCTGGAATCGTTACATCTTTTACAACAAAAACTGTTTCGTTAGTTTCTGTGTCTGATGTATCTGATTCTATTTTGACACTAGCTGTAACTGAAGCTGTGTGAATATTACAAAGTAACAAACCAATTACAACTGTTGTTGTAGATGATTTTCCTGTGTACAAAGTTAGAGGTGTTCCAGCACTTGCTGGCATTGCTCCATTAGTTTTTACTTTAAATGTATTTGCCATAATTTTATCCTAAAGCTATCGCAAGTGGTAAAGCATTTGGGTCAGACTCTGTAATAGAACCTGTAACCGATGCTGGACTCGTTATTGCGTTTGATGAAATGTTGATACTAAATAATTCTAAATTATCTGAACCATCGTTTATTTTTACTTTTAAAAATCCTGTTGTTCCAGTATCAACCCATATTGTACCTTGTGCAACAGATCCTGGTGCTGAACTTCCTAAATGACTAGTATTTACAGCACCTAATATATTATTAAGTTCTGTTCTAAAACTCGCAAAGCCTTGATTGGCTAATTCTACATCTGATACTTGACTCATATTTCCTTTTACTCCTTTAGCTTGTCGATTTCAACCCAAAACCAACGACCTGATAATCGAATGTTTTTGATATCCCTGTATTACTACTATTAAAAAACCTAATTGTAAAACCATCTTTTGACTTACTTGTTATTTGATAAAAATCACCTGTTGCTAACCCTTGAGCTGATATTCCTATACTTGGTATTGCAAAAAACGAGTTTGTATAACTAATTGTAGTTCCTGATGCTGAAGCTGTTATATCCTCTCCTGACTCGGTTCTTCTCTCAAAATTTGCTGTAAATTGTAAAGTATGAACTTTTGATCTTACCTTGTTATCCTCACTTGTAAGTTTACATTTAAATTTAAAAAACCTGCCTTTTATAGTTTTTTGCTGTGCTATTTTACTAAATGTTGTTATGTTATCTAAACTAGTATTATCAGATCCCACCAAAATTTCTGCTCCACATTGTATTTCAGGTGATCCATCAAAAGGAGCTTTTGCATCCTCAAAAAAACTAGCCCCTCTTCCGCTATCAAATAAATCGTATTCATCCTCTGCGGACATACCTATAATAGCTCCTATATTTAAATCATAGATTGCATCTAGAGATAAGGTATTTGAAAAAATGTATTCACCTGACGATTTTATATTACCATTAAAGTTTGTGGGGTTTGATGTAGAGTCTGTGCCACCTAAATCAAAAAAACCCTCTGCTGAGTCTAAATTACCTACTAAAGAATCTGTTTGAGTAATTGTGTCCAAAATAAGAACCAATCTTCCTGCGTTGTCAGTTGATAAAGCGGTGCTGCTATCTCTTGTTCCTAAAAAATTTGCCATTATTCACTCAAGGTAAAAACATTAACATATTGTTGCAGTCCTGATATATTAGTAGATACGATAGATGCATTTGCACTGCTATTTCCTAATTTATCGACTGCTTTGATACAATAACTGCCAACTTGTGCGTTGACAACTAAAGAGTTTGATTTTCTTCTTACAACTTTTGCAAGAGGAGTGCTTTCATTCCAAGTAGCTCCGCTTGTAACATTTTGATATCTTATTTCATACCAGGAAATATCAAGATCTGTAACAGGAGTCCAAGATAGCTCCATTTGATTAGATCCTACTAAAGATACAGACAGATCAGTGACATCATTTGGTATTTCTGTTGCTCCTACTATTTTTCTTGTTGCGGATGTATATGTACTTGAAACACCAAGACTATTAATAGCTTTCACTCTTACATCGTAATTAATATCATCAACCACGTTTAATAATTCATGGTTTAGTTGTGATCCTGTAGATATTATTTTAAAATTTGACTCAGTGCTTTTTTTAGCTTCTACTTGATAGTTTTGAACAAATTGATCTGTTGAAGCTCCTATAAGTATATTTAACCTTGTAATAGTTATTCCGTCTGCATATTCAATAAGTTCATCAGATAAAGTTACCGATGCAGGTGGTTGTATAGTAAATGGATCAGGAAGAGTTGTTGATGGAGTACTAGCAACCTCCCCTTTTGTAGCAAAAGTATAAAAGCTATCTTGATGCTCTACTAGAGTCAAAGCTATGGTATAATCCTCGTTAAAAACCATAGATAAAACTCGAAAGGCTTTAGATGAAAAACCTAGACTGGATATTGTTATATTTACTATGTCTCCTATGTGTAATTCATATGCTTTGAAACCTGCTGTGATATTTAGGCCTAAAGACTCTCTGCTCCTTCTTAAAATAATTTCAGACATCTCCTCCGCCTGATAGGGACTTGTGATCGTCTTAAAATCAAATTTTCCCTCAAGTAAAAACCCTCCATCCGCAGCTTTCATAGTTGCGTGTTTATCTGCTGTTGCTAAACTAGAATCATCTGTTGGTGGAAAGGTTACTTGATCTGCTTGGAAGTTTCTATCAGGATTTATAAAGGTTGATATAACCCTGTTGTATTTAGAATTTTTAGTTGGCGATGCTAAAGCATATCCACCTATAATATCATCCTCTCCTAATGATACTGAGGCAGATCCTGTTGTTTCTATAACTAATCTATATTTGCCCTGTACATAAGGAAGATAACCTCTGCATCCTCTTAAAATATCTCTTACGTTATCTATTACTTTTCTTGAGGTATCTATGACAGCATTTGTATCAAATATATTTATATCGCTACCTCCTGAAAAAGGAGTTACTTGAGTTACACAAACTTGAGAAGCATCAAAAAAACTTTGTAAGTCTATATCTGAGGTTGCTATTCCTTTTCCATATCTTTCGTTTCTTAAATAATCTAACAAACAAAAAGCAGGGTTAGTTGAAAAAGATGCTGTTTGCTCTGATAAATTTGATGCTAGTGTTACAACCTTTTTACCTTTAATTTTAGCTTGTACTTGAGGGATGCCACCAAATACATCTGCATTCCATTTAAATTTAAGAGCTAAATAACAGATCCCTGATAGTTTGTGATTTGATCCCCAGCTAGATAAAGTTGATAAAAGACTTGATGCTGATTGGCCATCAGTTCCAAAGTGAGGTTCTATTGTAATATAACTAACAGCATCTTTGTAAAAATTAGAATCAGAACTTGCAACAGACCTTTGAGTATTATCTGTTAAAGCACCATCAAATGTTACTACTTTGTCATCTACTCTAATCTGTTCTATTGAGTTTATTTCACCCTCACTAAGCACTAAAGCAACATACAGAAACTCATTATCCGTTCCTGAAGTTTCTATAAAAACTCTTGTCCCTCCAACTAACCTCTCACCATAAACAACAGGAATTGATGCGTTGTTTGATTGTTTGTTTACTAATATACCTCGTTCTGTTTCCTCAAAATCATTAGTTCCAAAGTCAGGGATTTCAGGTTTTTTGGATCTACTAAATAACCAACCAACTGCAAAAATACCTAAAGCAACATAAGGGTTAAAACCTTTTCCACTAAATATATTAACTGCACTTAATACAGGTTGAACTACCTCAACAGCTTTTTTAACTGCACCACCCATTATCCGTGAAACTCCCTTTTAAATTTTTGACCTATTCTATAAACATTATTATCACTATCTAATCTTAACCAGTGAATAGATTGATTAACTTTAAGATACTCTTTAAAATAATTATACACCCAGCTCATCACCTCTTTTGGATTTTTTTTAATAATAATATCGTATAGCCATAAGTTTTTTCCTGTTTGCCATTCCCACTTATATAAAGTTCCTGTTTTTTTATACTGCTCTGCAACAGAGTCACTTAAAAAAGCCCAATTTACAAAACCATATATTTTATTTCCTTCATTAAATACTTTATACTGATTTAAATTTATAGATGGATGTATATGGTAGTAAAGATCAGAGTAACTATCTTTTTTATATTTACTAAAGGATTGATATAATTTTATAATTGAATCCATCATCTTCTACCCCACTTCAAGTCAAGGACAGTTTGAGAGCTAAAATCCATTCCAACATCTGTGCTAAAAAACCTTTGTTGGGAGTTGTTGTTTGTTTGCCTTCCTGACTTTTTGTCAAAGTCTGCCCAATGAGAGACAACTGTTAAAGTCACATTTGACTCTGTTTCTGACTCACTAATTTGGAAGGTATCTATGTTTCCTGAATATAATAATATAGGATCTGCTATAAGTGCATTGTTAGAGTCTAATAGTCCTCTAAAAATATCAACACTATCATTTACTATATTTTCATTTAAAACAGTTGATATAAAAGTTGTATCTGCACCTGATAAAGTAATATTTAAACTTGTTTTAGTAAGATCAGTTTCTTCTGTAAAAGTTGGTGTAGCAACTAAAAAAGGTGAGGCGGTATAGGTGATGCTAGATCCTGAAACAGACGATGTTAAACTGAAACTATTATCTGTAATATTTACAGGTGTTGCAAAACCAATTGACAACAAATGAACTGGTCGTATTTCATTTGTTAATAGTTCGTTCTTGAGTGCTGTCGTTAGTGTTCTTGCCATAATCTTCTATACTCTTTCTAATTACCTTTATATCACCATTAACTTTATATTCAGCATTTTTTGATGGAAAGTCATGCTTTTTTAAATCAAGTTTATCAACGTCAATAGACTCTGCCTCTACTATCTCTTCAGCTAGTATGTCAGCATTCATAAAATATTTAATTTTATATTGCTTCTTCGACATCTATTTCAAATTCGTATAATAAATTTCCATCCTTGTCAGCACCAACAGCTCCAAACTCTTGAACATCGTTTGTCATATGAACTTGGAAAGGCACATTATTATAAGTAACAACCTCATCATCTGCTAAAGCAGATATTAGTGGAGGTTCAATAGTTACTGTTGCTGCACCTGATGATGGAGTGAACTCTGCAACTATCATATAAACTTTTGTATGTCCTGCAAACTTTATGAAATCACCTGACTTGAGTCTACCTGCACTATCAGCTCCAAATCCATCCATAGCAATAGTTGTGTCCCCTGCTGTGTGTGATCCGTTTACAGATACGACCTGATCCTCAGATCCTCTAGTGCTTTTTACTTCAGGTGGAGTAATTGTAAAATTTTCTTTTGATGCTCTTTGTTTAACTATAAAGGCCATAAGCTCACCATATATATCAGATCGTTTTCCTATAATAATCTTTGCAGTAAAACCAAATCTTTGATTGTCTATTTGTCTTGATAGTTTTTTTCCTGATAAAGATTTAGATATAATAGTATTTTGTATTGATCTAATTCCCATAGTTGAGAAATCAGCAGTTGATATTGGAAACGCACCTGACATTAAATTAACTCCCCTCTACCTTTTTCAGTTAAAGCATTATTTATTATTGATGTGATTGTAGCTCTATTTTCTACTAAAGCCTGATCAAAGCCTCTAGAATCTATTGTATTTATATTAAAGTTTACAACAGCAGATCTACCGCCTGTCCCTCTAGCTGATTGAGTAATTTGACCTGTACTATTAGGAATAAACATTTCCGCACCTCTTTCACCAACTAAAAGAGGTTGACCTTTTCTAACAGCTCCACCATTTGCCATAGCAGTAAATCCTAAAAAACCCATAGGATTACCTGACATCAACATCATAGTAGATTGTATTTTCAATTGGTTTCTTAATTCACCTGTTTTCTTTTTCTCTGTTTCTAAAGTATCTTTACTTAAAATATTTTTTATTTGTTCTTGTATAACCATCTGTATTGTAAAAGCTAAAGCCTCAACTAATAATTTTTGAGCTAGTTCTTTAAATGATTTATTTAGTTCTTTTCCAAGTACAACAGCTTCTGCAAGTGATCTAGAAAAGCCTTTTACTCCACTTAATATAAATTTACCTATTGTGTCGTTAATAGATTCTAAGTCCTTTTTAATTTGGTTTTTAATAGAGTCCTGTATTTTGCTAAATGATATTAAAGTTTTTTCTGAACTTTCCTCTATTCCTTTTAATTCTTTTTGAAGCTCTGCTAGTTGCTCTTTTGATAGTATTATATTTTCTTCTATTTTTTTTATAAATTCATTTACACTTTTAAATGCTGCACCAAACTCCTCCGTTTTTTTTGTGCCACCAAAAACTTTATTTGTTATTGCATCAAGATCAACACCAATAGCTTTAAGTAATCCAAGAATACCTACTATTGCTATTTTACCTGTTCTACCAAGCATCAAGAAACCAACAATACCCATTTCTCTTATACCTGGAGGCAGACCTTTTACTACATCTATTAGTCCACCAATACCAACAGCAACGACTTGAAATATAGGTCGTAATATATCAAGTAAAGCTGCACCGCCAAGTAATGCTTGTTTTATAAAATTAACTAAACCCTCACCAACCGCTGTTGCAAATTGAGTTAGTGCTTTTGAGTTATCCTCTATCCCTTTGTTTATGACTACAAGTGCATTTTTAAAGAAGTCAAAAAAACCAGCTCTATTTGTTTCTAATTTAAATTTAAATAGTTTATCTGATAACATCGATAGAGTACCAGTAAATGTAGTTGCAAGAACCTCAGTTGCTTTACCAAATCTACCATCCTCACCAAAGGTATCTTCAAATGCTTTTATAGTAGCCTCTGCTGTAACAGTAGCTCCAGCTTTAAATCCTAATAAAGCTCTAACACCTCTTTCTCTAAATACGTCTGCTGCTGCTATACCACCTGCAAAGGATCTTTGAATTTGCTCAGCGGTTTGTCTAAAGTCTAATCCTGTAACTGCTGCAACGTTACCAGTTATTTTAAGAATACGAGTTAGGTCATCTGCATCTTTTGCGACAACCGCTAGGTTACCTGATGCAGATGATATTTCCTCTAGGGAGAAAGGAACTCGTGCTGCAAAGTTAATCAAGTTATCAAATGCCTTTGTTCCTTGTTTAACGTTACCAAATAAAAAATTAAATCTAATACCTAAGTTTTCAACCTCAGATCCTACTCGTACAATTGATCTAATAGCAACACCACCACCAATACCAAGTAAGGCAGATTGTACAGAAAAAATTGATGCTCTTAAATTGGCTAAACCTTTTTGGACACTACCAAGTGCTGCTTTTGTCTTATCACGAGCTAATACATTTAAAACTAAATTTTGTGCCATTATAAAGGTCTCTTTCTATCGTATTCTTCTTTTTCTAACATAAAATGTGCTATCCACAAATTAAATTCCTCTTCAGGCATATCTAATACCTGCATCAAGGTTATTTTTAACCTGTCTGCTACTATTAGCATATTTCTAATTTCAGGAGTAGTGTTTAGTTTTTTTTTGACTCGTAAGCTGACGTTACTTGAACCATAGCAGTCGATATTTTTGCTAATACATCAGAATCAACTTTATGCATAATATCCATCTTATCTGTGCTAGAGAAAAGTTTATTACCATCTTTATCTAAAGCCTTAAGAATAACTACATCAGCAAGAATACCAACATCATTTAAATTACTTGATCCTGAGAATAGTTTTTTCTTTTCAGCAAGTGTTATTGGTTTCCAGTAAATAACAGAGGGTTTTCCATCCTCGTCAGGCCACTCTTCAATCTCAATGGATTGTATTCCTAAAGCCTCAAAGTGAGATTTAGCTCTATCTATTAGTGACATATATTACTATTCTGTTCCAATTGTTAAAGCACCTGTTCCCTGAAATGTTACAGATCTTGCTACGATACCATCCATAGGTTGGTTCACAGACATTCCTGTTACTATACCTGAACCTTCAAATTTTCTATCACCTGTAGATCCACCTTCAGGTAATAATTTAAAAGTTAAAGTTGATCCAGCAGTGAATTGTGTTTGCACACTATCTGCTTCGTCAAAGTGCATTTCTAGAGTTCCTGAAAACGACGTTCTACCTGCAACAAATGTTTTTGCAGCATCCGCCATTTTTGTACTTTCAACAACATCTCCAGTAGTTTCTAAAGTGAATGATGTAAGTTCACCAACTGCTGAACCTCCTATTACTACTTCACCTTCTTTTCCATGATGAACTGCCATTGTTTATTCCTCCGTTAGATTGCTTATATTATTTTTCTTGTTCTTCGTCAAACTCTTCTTCATCCTCTTCTTCCCAATTTTCCTCTACTTCCTCATCTTCTGAGTGATCCTCTTCAATCTCTTCTAATAAGTCTTTTGCTTCTTCACAAAGTAATGATTCTTTATCGTGTAATTTTTCTATCTTATCTATGATTTTTTTTATCTTGCT